AAAGATGCATACCACGCACAATGTCAGCAAAGCTGTCAGGATCACGATAGGTTTCAGTCTTGGTGATTTGCTGAGCAGTTGCAACAGCAGAGTCATGACCAGCAACCATTACACCAAAGTTGGAGTTTTGGTTAGCAGTACCCGTAGTGGATGGACCCGTTCCCAATTTAGGAAGGTTATTAGAAACATATACACGGAAGCCGTGCAGGTTGTTAATAACCAAACCATTTTGTAGACCTTCGCCACCAAACAAGCCATTCAAAAGACGGCTGTCTTCGTCTTTAAGAAGCTCAACAAACACTGGATCAACAACAAGCCAACGCCCTTGCGTGTCAACAAACTGTTGATCAAGCAAACGGCTCATCCGTGCAATAACTTGCAATGGAGTTGCGGTTGAAGTGGAAGCAGCAGTAGCTCCGGGCAAACGTGGTGACAATGGAATTGAATGGTCGCCAGCAGAAGCAGTGGTAATGTTACCAAAGTCGCCTTTCTTCAATTTCATTGTTGCAAGCAATTCGTCTGCGCCAGCAGTGGTGACTGCCTTAGTACCGGGAGCGGTCGTGCGAGCAGTGTCAGCTTGAATGTGTTTAGCAGACTGGGAGAAGCCAGACAGGTAACCAAGAACGTCTTGGTCATACTGGTCACGCAGACGATAGGCTGCACGATCAGAAGCCATTTGCATGAAGTTAACATGCGAATGTGCTGCTTCAATATCGTCAATCTTGAATGCGTAATAGTTAGCCTGATCGACAACCAGCGTAAAGTCTTCGTCAGTCAAGTCTTGTGCAGTAATTTGCGTACCGCGAGCATACGTCGTGACAGAAACTTCTGGTTCTTTGATGATTTTAACGCTATCGCCCATGTTGGAGATTTCGCCAAAATAATCACTGTTAGTGATGTCTTCAACAGTCGAAGCTTTGCGAAACGCAAGCTGGACTTTCTTACTGTAGATTACAGGACTAAAATTACCATTAGGTAGGTTATTATATCCTGTGGCCTTTGGAAATGCCATGATAGTTCTCCTATAGTGTAGGCATAAATTAATACGCTCAACTTCCTACAGGGGCTGTATTTCTAGGTGTAAAATTTTAAATTAATTAAAACTTTAGGCTAGAAAGGAACAGGTGTCTCTGAATTTTGTTTTGTGCGTTTTGCAAATAACGTAACTGAAGGTAGGTAAACCGGCTCCAGTTACGTCGATGAAAAGAGATATAACAATATAATATTGTTATGTCAATAGTTAACGAGCCGCTCCGCTCAAATCATATACAAATTTACCAGTAGCTTGTGCTTTTTGAATATCTTCCATAGCAGCTTCAAATTGCTTAGAAGACATCTTAGCCACTTGAGATTCGTAAATAACTCCTTCAAGATTGCTCTCATCTGGGGTTGATCTATTACCTCTAGTAACTATGCTTTTAGCTGCTTCTTTGTAGTCAGACGTTTTCTTTTTACCAATGCCTTTGTCTGCTTTATACAGGTCAATAGCTCTGGCAGCAGAGCGAGCATCGTTATCATTATCATAAAGAGCATTCTGAATCCATTGTGGTTGTTCCTCTACCCATGAATGAAAGTCGTCTGAATTACGAATACTATCAAAGTCTGGATGGAGCTTCATAAGTTCCATTTCTGCTTTGCTTCTAACCGTTTCTTTTTCCCTTTCATCCAAAGCACGAAGACGTTCTTCAATACTTGCAGATTGTTCTTTAGCTTTTTTAATTGCAATTGTTTCTACAATTTTAGCCACATCTGGATAAGCTTCTGCCCAAGCAGCAAGTTCTTCTTCGCTTTTAGGAAGTTGAATTTGTTGTTCAGTTGATTGCTGAAGTTGTTTATTTAGTTCATCAATCTGACGCTTAAGTTTGTTTTCCTGCTCTTGAGAGTGTCTACGAAGATCGCCATAACGCTTTTTAAATGTCTTTTCTTCAGGATCGTTAGGCTCTTCTTCGACTACTTGTTTTCCCTCTACATCCACATTTTCTTTTTCTAAAGCAGCAATTTCTGCTTCTTCTTGTTCAATACGTTCTTTATTAGTATTTCTTTTACCAAAGGCAGAAGCAACTGTTTTCTGTTCTTGTTCGATTACCATTTCCATAAAAAGTCCTTAAGGTTGGGCCGCATCTGCGGGTAGCAAATGACGAAGATTATTATTAAATATTTAACTGGCTTCGTCAACAGTTAAATTGCTTTGTATCCAGTAGGTACAGGTAGTAAAGATGTTTGATTAATGTAGGGAATATATGTAGTAAGTCCTCCTTCGTTTTGCATTTTTTGCATTCTAAACCCTTTAATTGGGGCGTTTGCATAAGTTGGTTTTGCTACAGTTGGGACCGTTGTTGTTTTGTTTGTAGCAGAATCTAAAGCTGAACCAGCCGCAGCTACACCTGCAACTGCTACTCCCATCTTTACAATGTTTTCTCCAGAAATGGTAGGTTTTGTAGAAGCAGTAGTATCAAGTATATTGGATTTAGTTTCATTTAGTTGAGAAGTCCCTAAAGTTCCTCCCAATTCTTTATTTACACCAGTGGTGTCAATACTAGTTACATCTCCAATTTTAGTTGATCCAGTAAGATTGGAAGCACCACTACCAACTTCTCCTAACATACCACCATATGTATTGGTTTTATTTACATCAGTAACGTCCCCAATAATAGTCGATCCTGTAAGATTGCTCACACCACTCCCAACATCCCCTAACATTCCTTCTTGTGTCGTTGATTTAAACATAGGAGCAGTAGTTGTTTTTCCCGGCATAAACCCTTCTTTACTAAAAGGTTCAAATAATTCATCTGTTTGATCATTTATAGAAGAAACAGTAGTAGTTCCTGCACCAGCAAGTGCCTCTTCTGTTTGCTTATTTATAGTAGTAATTCCACTAATGGGATTAGTAACTGTGGATGTTTGTGCAGTCAACAAATTATCTGTGGGAATAACGTCACCCATATCTAAACCAGTAGTATCTATACCTAACGCTTTAGACAAAGCATCTGTATTTTCTGGAGCAGATGTTAAAGTTGTTGTTGTTATTTCAAACGAACTTTTAAAGGGGTTTGTTTCTGTAACAGTGGCTGGTTCTCTAAGTTTTTCTGGTGTTGCTGTTTTAAATCCCTCTAATGCACCAAAGACAGTACCAACAGCTACATTTTCATCTGAAAGAGCAGCGCCCACCCCACCTTCAATAGCATTACCAAGAACATCAGCAGTTTTTCCACTAATTCCAGTAAGTTTTTCTACAACAACTCCAGCATCAGTCGCTGCTTTAATGCTACTAGAAACTGTACCTAAATCTTCTAGTTTGTCTGCACTAACAAGAGCATCATAAGCTAAGGCTTGTTTAGCTGTATCAACAGCTTTATAAACACCAGCAACTTCACTAAGACCGTAAGTTACAGCAGCAGGTGCTACAGCTTGTAAAACATCACTTACGTTTTCAATTTTACCAGCAAGTGCTTGCGCTCCTAAATTAAGAGCAGCACTACCAACCGCTGTAGCAGCACCAACACTTGCACCTGCTCCTAATATAGAAGTACCAATAGCAGTGCCAACCCCAGTTGCTGCTAATGCAAGAGCAACAATTGGAAGAACAGGGGCAAGGCTTTCTTGTACTGCTCCAAAACCAGACTTGCTATATTCTTGTATTGGAACAACAACATTTTTACCATCTGCTAATCTTATGGTTGATAATGAATAATAAGAAAACCCGTCACCTTCTCCTGTAGAAGCAAATTTTGCTGCGGGTATTTCTTTTCCATTTTTGGAATTAAAATATTTATTAGCAACATGAAACGATTGTAAAGGACTTCCTGCACCCCAGATGTTTGCGGCAGCGGTTCCCGCTTTATAAACCAGTTGACCATTTTTTAATTCAGCTTGACCAGCCATTTTCGGGATGATTCCCGGCTCAACTCTAATATCTCTAAGATCTGTTACTCCATAATCTTTAGCAAGAGAAGCTGCAATATTATCAATATGTCTATCAGCAGCTACTGGAGAGCTATTTTTATAAATGTCTACATTATTTTTTAAACCAACAGCTTGCATTGCCCCCATTTGAGCACGAAGGGCGTCTTTACTAGTAGCTATTTGACTTTTAGTAAGAGAAGCAATTGCTTTATTTGCAGCTTCTTGGTCTGCTGCATATTTTCTTGCTTTTGCTATTGCTTCTTCTTGGCGAGCGCGACTTGCTTCTACTGCTTGCCGTGATGCTGCTGGTGGCATTTAACTTACCTCTTTTAAAATGTTATCTACTTCAGAAGAAAACATTTCATCATCCATTTCTTCTTCACTATGTAAAGCTTCTGGATTTTCTACTTCATCAGCATTTCCCATTTGACCAATGTCATTCATGCGCTGCAAACCTTTTTTTGCCATATCACGCATTTCCATTAGTCTTTCTAAACCAATGTAACGCACAACATCAGCAGGGAATACAAACTCCCCTTCACTAAGCTTTGCATCAACATCATCTCTCACTTCTTTTTTAAGAGAGCCGGGAGGAACGTCATTACCACTGGCTTTATCTACAGTACCCCCGTCTTGTTTAAGACCACCAGCTTCAAAAAGATTTCTGCTCTGATCAACTGCATCCATTTACAATATCCTTAAGATTTTGAAATTGTCTAAGCACTGCTAATGCGCCTTGTGCTTTATGTAGTTCTGCAACATTATTTGTTTGTTCCATACATCTATGCTGTCTTTCAATATGAAAAGCAACAAGATCAGAGAACACTTCCCATTGAGGAATAGAATTAACAAACGGTTTAAGTTTTTGGTACTGCTCTGCATTAAACATTTATATTAGCCTTGTGGTGGTGGTGCTGCCGGTGGAGGAGCGCCTTGTGGAGCGGCTGAAAATCCCTGTTCTCCGGGGATAGGAGCGGCTCCAACGCCAATGTTGCCACCACCCCCTCCAGACATGTCAGCGACTGATGGTGGGCCTCCTACCCCTTGTGGGGGAGTGGCTCCAGCAGGAGGTGCTGGCGGCTGTGTCTGCCGCAAGATTTCTGCCTGTCGCATTGCCTCATCCATGTTGTTTGTAACTTTGTCTGGGTCCAAATCCATTGCTTTTGCAATTTCTCTAATGATGTAGGGAAACTTAGCAAACGGCATAAGAGAAGGACTACTAGCAATTTGTAAGAATTGCATAAGCCGTTGACTCCTAACTTCGTTTGCC